GGTCGCCCGCGGCCCGCTCGGCCATGTACTCCGGCGAGTTGATGCGCTCGAGGTACCGGCCCTGTTTCTCGACCGTCGCTGTGATCCCCGTGAAGTTGGCGTGCCAGAGGTAGTCAGGCCGGAACTGGGTCACGCCTTGGAGCATCTGGTCGCTCTCCGCCTGCACGCCCCGCAGCTCCTGCAGCGCGCGGTACCGCTGCTCCATGGGCTTCGTCTCGTCCTCGAGGATCGATTCCAGCCGTGTCCCGCGCAGGCGCACGCGCTCCCGGTCAAGCGAAGCGCTCTCTATCGCCTGGTAGTCCGCAGTGATGTCCTCCCACGCCTTGATGCCGGCATAGCCGACTCCGCCTGCCACGGCGGCGCCGATCCCGATCGGCCCAGTCAGCACGCCAAGCGCCTGCGCGCCGGCGCCGCCAGCGGCGATCATGCCCGGCGCGGCCGTCGCGCCAGCCCGGCCGGCGAGTGCCAGTGCCCGGCCACCCAGCGCCCCGCCGCGGGCCTTCGCCAGTCCCTCAAGCCATAGCGCCTCACTGCCACCCACAACCGCCGCACCGCGTCCGCCAGCCGCCGCGACCCCAGCACCGCCCTGCAAGAGCCTCAGGAGCTGAGCGCCACCCATCGGCACCAGCGATCCGCCGGCCGCGCCGCCGACAACCTCGCCAAGCCCCATGCCACCCGCCGCCGCAGCCCCGCCGCGGAGCAGCGCACCCGCGCCACGAGCAGCACCAACAACGCCCTTCCCGATCCGGTAAGCGCCAACGCCAGCGCCAGCCAGGCCGACACCCAGCGCCACGTTGCGAGTCACTGGGTTTTCAGCCGCTCCGCTCAGGGCGTCGGTCAGCTTGGTAAGCGCATCGATGGCCTGGATGAGATACGGCTTCAGGTCGCCTGTCAGGGTGACGATGAGCCGTTCGCCGGCCGCTTTGAGGCCCTCGAGTTTGGCCCCCAGCCCCTCACTCACGATCTGGAACTGCTTCGCCAGGGTCCCCTGCGACTCGGCCAACGCCTTCACGTTCGCGTCGAAAGTCTTCACATTCTCGGGCGTGGTCAGCGAGAGTGCCGCTGTGAGCGACTCGCGTTCGGGGAGAACCTGCGTGAGGATGTCCAGATCGCCTTTGGTCGCTTTGCTGATCTGGCTGAGCATCCCGCCGAGCCCTCCGGCCGCCTTGATGCCCGCGGCCGAGAACTCCAGCCCCATTGCCTTCGCTGCCTCGGCCGCCTGCTCGGCTGGGTTGATGATCTGGTTGATGACCGACCGCAGGCCCGTCATCGCCTGCTCAACCGGCATACCCTTGCTCGTTAGCACCGCCAGGCCACCGAGGAACTCGTCAACGCTGACCCCGGCTGCTTTGGCGTTCTCGGCGACGCGACCCATCTGCGGCGCGAGTTCCTGCACCTTGACCATGCTCAGCTCTTCGACCTTGAACAGCTTGTCGGCGAACAGGCCGATCTGGTCGGCAGTGGCGCCGTACGGCTGACCGAGCGCAGCGAGCGCGCGCGCCATCTCGCCCATGTCCATGTGCGCCGTCTTGGCGGCCTTGCTGGTGACGCCGAGAAGTGTGTTCAGCTCGCGGGTGTCTGCAGTGGGGAATGCGCTCTTGACCTGGTACATCCCGGCGGCCGTATCGCGGAGGCCGGTTCCAGCGGCCTGGCTAGCAGCCTTGACGCCGCGGAACTCCGCGTCCATATCGCCCAGGCGCTTGCCGACCATCTTGCCGACGTCGGCCATGGCCGTGTCGAAGCCCGCGAGCTGACGGGTGATGCCTGCGAGCGAGAGGCCGACACCAGCCGACATGAACGAGAAACTGCTGACGAGGCTCCTGGCGCTCGCGCCGACACGTTCCATAGCGCCGCGCACTTTGTCGAGCTGGCGGACTGACTCACCGGAGACCTTCGTGACCGTTGGGGAGGCCAGGTCGCGTGCCTTGAGGACGATCGCTACGTCATACTCGCTCATCGCCCCCACCCCCGCCCCCGCCGCTTCTCGGCCTCATACTCGGCGATCTCGTGGTACACGTCATCGAGGACTAGCAGCGACTCCAGAACCCGTGGGTCCTGGCGGTCCACCTCGTCCGGTGTCCACCCATAGGCACGGGCACACCGGTAGTACGTCAGCATTCGGTCGCAGTAGCGGTCCTCTCTGCTGGGTGGCTGGTTGCGGAGGGCTCTCCGGGGGTCGGGGCCAAAGCGCGCATAGCCGCGAAGAGCCTCTCGATAGGGTGGTCCTGCATCACGGCATCCCAGAACGCCCGGCCGATCTCATCGAGCATGCCCGGGCTCAGTCGCTCGGCGGTGGCCCGGCTATACTCCACCGGCTCGCCGGCCTCGTTCTCGACACCCTCCCACGACTGCACGCAGTCGAGCGCGATGTCGATGATCTTGCCCGAGTTTCTGACGATGCGATAGTCGTCGTCGCCCAGCGGCTCAGTACGATATCCCTCGTCGTTCAGCCGGCACTTGGCCGCGAAATCTACGGCTAGATGCAGCTTCACATCGCGCACCGTCAGGTCGACGTTCGGTTCCTGCAGCCTCATGCCACATCGCCGCCTTTGGTCGCCACCTTCACTGGCTCGACGCCCAGGACCCACGGCGCGCCACCGAGCTCTGCGCCCAGCGCGTCCGGCCCATCAATCTCGGCGACGAACGCGTCGGCCGTGGCCTTCCAGTTCTTCAGGGTTCCTCCGTGCCGCTCTGCGATCAGCCGCACTTGCTCCCGCCGGTCTGCTTCCTGTGTTGTCAGTACCACGCGTACCCTGAGCATCGTTGCCTCCTACGTGATGGCCAGGCACCCGGGGTGCCCAATCAAGTTGATGCGGTAGGTGACGATCCCGTCTTTGCCCTTGAAGGCGCTCTTCTTGCCGCCGTAGGCCAGGTTCGTATAGGTGAACGTGATCTTATTCGGGACTGTGGCGTTATCTGTGGCCACAACCACTAGCGCGATGTCCTTGGCAGGGGCATCTGCATCGATGTCGTAGGTCGGCGGCACCTTGACCTCAGCCTCGATAGTATGTGTCTCCCAGTTGTAGAGGATGCCCTTCTTCTGGCGCTTGGCCGTGGCGATACGGGCATCGCAGTCGTCATCCCATTCAAGGGCATTCTCGACCGAGCCCGAGATGCGCGTGCACCCGAGTGTCGTGCCGCCGATAGTAATGCTGCCGTCGTACCACATCATCACGTCGGTCGAAGCCGACCCAGCCTGCGTGCCGGCAGCAGATTCGGCATCGATCAGCGCCCACCAGTTCACGCCGCACTTGAGCGGCTGCCCATTGGCTACCTCGAAGTTGATCCCAGAGATCAATGCGTTCTCGTGGGTGATCAGCGCGGTGCGTGTGCCGACTTGGAACTTACATGCCGTGAGCGCGCCATTCGGCCAGCTCGCGCGGAGGCCATACTGCAGCAGTGCTTTGGTCTGGTCGGTGGCCCAAACCTCGACTCCGCCCTTCGGCTCGACCTCCATCGCCCGCTTCACGAAGTCGCCTGCGATCCCGCCGAACTCCTCCCACGGATTGTCCGTGTCATTCCCCGGGCCGCCCGTCACGATTCCGCCGCGCTTATAGGCGGTTCCTGACTGCTGCGTATCCCAGTTGAAGACCTGCTCGCGCCCGAGTTCGGTCGCCATCCTCCACCACCCCTAGATGAGCCCCATCCATCGCGCCCTGACCTCGATGATCCTCAGTTTCTCCCCGGGCACGTTCTCCCCGAGCATCGGCCCGCGTGTCCGGCCGACCTCGCCGGCATGCGCGATGCCGGCCAGGTCCCTGTTTGCCCGCAGCACTGTCCTGATCTGCTCGCCGAGCACCCTCGCGTCAGCCTCAGTCGTGCCCGTGTAGGGGATCACGCCGAGGATCGCCAGATCGATGTGCTGCCACGAGGAGCCCTGACTGTCGCCAATCCCGATCGGCTCCTCCGAAAGCTCCTCCGTCCACCCCACGACCACGCGGGTGTTGCTGCTGTACGCCTCCTGGTCGCCGGCGTACACCGTCGCTTGCCCCAGATGCGCGAACGAGACCGTGTAGGCGTCAGTCGCCAGCACCGCAGTCGGCAGTCCCTCGCGCCAGGTCAGCGTCCCCGTCGTGTCGTTGGCGGACTCCACAACGCGCTTCTTGCCAGCGTTGGCAGCCCCGGCACCGAAGGTCACGACCGCGAACACCCAGTCGGTAGCTGAGTCGACGAGCGCCGCATCCGTGAGGCTGAAGGCCGTGCCGCTGTCGGCAGTCCCCGTCGCGGTGGCCGTCGTGCCAACGGCCGCGTCGAACAGGTCCTCGACAGCCTCCATCGCCTCAACGTGGAACATGCGCTATCTCCTCGTGCGCGTCGCCGCGCCGACGAACCGGTCGAACATCTCATGCGCCTTGGGCTTCACTCGCGTCCATGCCTGCTGAACCGGCTTCACGGCCTTCACGAACAGGCCCTTGCGCATGACCAGGACCGACATCTTCTCGTAGAGCCCGCCGCTCTTCTTGTGCTCGCCGTAGTCGCCGGTGCCGCCCATGATGAAGTAGTCTTTGCCCGGAACGCCCTCTGCCTTCGCGATGCCCCTATTGGGGAACCGCGTGACCTCTTTCATCTCGGCCACCATGGCCTTGCCCTTGGGTTTGATGATCCCGCCGAACTCGAAGATCTTGGCGTTCTGCGTTGTCGGGAATGCCTTCGCCATGCTGGCCGAGTAGTCGATCTGCCGCCTCACCTTGTCCCGCGTGAACCCTGTCCTGGCGTTCAGGCCCCGGTCGCCCATCTTGCCAGAGTAGAAGTCCTTGATGGTGTCGGCGGCCATCATCGAGGCGGCCCGCAGCCACTGGCGGATGCCCTGCTTCAGGCCCACGGCCGTGGTGTGCATCCCGCGCTTGAGCTCATCCATGCCCTCGACCCGGGCCTCGATCATCAGAGACCACCCGCTTCGTTCCGCTCTAGCAGGTGCAGCTTGGCGCTCACGTGGTGGGCTGCCCGGGCACTTCGGGCAGTCGTCGCCTCGACCACAACGAACTCCGCACCGCCCGTCAGAGGGTCCATAACCCCGTCTGCCGTCAGCGCGTGCGTGACCGTGACCTTGGTGCCAGCCACCACGCCACTCTCCAGCTCGGCCAGCAGCCCATGGGTCACATTGTCGGCGTAGAACTCGCTGAGCGCCTGCGCTTCGACCGGTCCCAACGGCCAGATGCGCGCCTCGACCTCCGTAGCCACCTCATCCCAGGCCGTGGTCTTCTCGCTGATCGTGACCAGATGGGTGGCTCCGCGCAGGCTCATACGACGTTCAGCTCCATGCGGGTATACCGCCTCAGTGCTCGGGCGGCCCCGGGGCTCAGCTCGGCCAGGTCGCCCCAGTTCTGCACGCGGCTGGCGTAGGTCACCGCGTAGTCGGGCCACTTCTCGCTCGTCACGCCGGGGGCGCCCGCGTCGTCTCCGCCTGTCGGCCAGAGGATGTCCATGGCGATCAGCGTGGCCGCCCGGATGATCCCGGCCGGCACGTCCTCGGCGTAGCCCCACCGGCCACTCACAGAGATGTTGGCCTGCCCCACCGGCCACACATCGCCATACTCGTGCCAGGTGTTGCCGACGCCGTACCAGGCACTGCCGCCCTGACGCCGGAGGCAGTACTTCGGCGTCTCGTTCAGCTCGTAAGCCACGACGTTCTCCTCGACCACGTCGTCGATCTGCACCTCGGCCAGCGCGATGAGATCGGGGATGAACAGGTTCTGCGTCCCTGTCCCATCGAACAGCTTCACGCCGTTGGTCGGGGTGAACGTGCGGCCAGTGACCAGGTCCACCAGCTCGTTCGCAGTGGCGATCGCGTCGGCCGACAAGCCGAACTCGGCCGCTGTCAGCGGCCTGCGCTTCGTCAGCTCGATGTGGCGAACGCTGGTGTAGTCGGCCACGTCACTTGTCCTCTGCGTGCCTCAGACGCTTAGTGCGGGGCGGCTCCCCTGGCGGCTCCGAGCGGGTCTCCTCGATGACGGCCTCGAACCGCTCTGGGTAGTCGCGCAGCAGCCGCGCCTCCTCCTCCGGAGAGAGCTCGAACACGTTGCCCTGGCCTCGCAGCTCGTGCCGCCCATCACCGTGGAACGCCGTGCCGTGCATCCGGATCGCCATGTCGGTCTCCGATCGGGTGGAGGGGGCAGCCCGGGAGCCGCCCCCTCCGGCTGGGAGCGGCCCGGGTTAGGCGGCTTCCTTCCAGGCGAGCACCTTGTACCAGACATGGACCCGCAGCCTCGCGAGCGCGAGCCCTGTGCCAGTCTTTGCCGACACGAACACGAGCCGCTTGCTGGCCGTCTCGCTGCCGACAACCTTCTGCGCCGCGGCCGGCGTACTCATCGCCGTGCCCTCGTTGGCCACGGCCGAGCCCGTCGCGGCCGGCCCGTTGGCCAGACTCGCGATCACGTTGTTGTTGGCCGTGTCGTGGTTGTTCTGGAGGTAGTACGTGTTGTAGTTCGTGTCCGCCGCTGCCACGTCTGCCTCGGCCGACATCATCGCCTTGGTGATCTCGATGATCTGGCCGGCCTGGAGGATCATGACCGACTGAGGCTTCGCGTCCTCGTCCGCAGCCCAGTCGAAGGCGTCGAACACCAGATACTTGCTCTCGCCAACAGTTGCCATTCCTGCGTCACCTCCTGGGTGTGGTTGGGGACTAGAAGTTGTAGCCGACAGCGTCCTTGAGCGCGGTCGGGTATTCATCGAGCACGCCCATGCGCGTACTGACGAGGAGCGAGTACTGCTCGGTCTCGGGGTTGTAGATGACCGTGACGCGCACCTCGCGCCGCAGGCAGATGATCCGAGTCCGCCTGCTGACCAGGTGCACAGCGCTCTTGGTCTTGGTCGTTCCGTCGTACACGCCGGAGGCGTTCAGGTCCTCGCGGACCTTCCCGCTGGTCACGACGGGAGCGCCGTAGAGGCGGCCAATCTCTCCCGTGTGGATCGTGGCGTTCTGACCGTACTTCTCCATGGTCAGAACCTCACTGAGCCCGAGCATCTTGTTCTCGCCCTTGGCGCCAACGACCCAGGCTACGTTCCGAGCCGGGTCCGTCCCGTAGAAGCCAATGCCCTCCTTGATCGAGAGCAGGTTCGCGGCGTTGAACGTTGAGAGATCCACCTTCGTTGTCGCGTTCGCCAGGGCGAGCTTGCGGACGCCCTTGAACCTCTTCCGAGCGTCGATGGGCGACGTGGTGTCGGAGTCCTGGTGCGTCGCCGAGTCGTCGCCATTCAGCAGGCAGTCGTCCCAGGTCTCCGCCATGGCGATGGCGGCCTGCTGCTTGAACTTGGGCAGCGCCGGAACGACGCTGTCCTCGACGAACTCCTCGCTCATGACGATCCGGCCAGCGAACCGGTAGCAGGTCACTGAGCGCTGCGCCGTACCGGCGTTGCTCGCTGGGATGGAGGCCGACGTATCGCCCTGCGACTCGGGGGGCGAGTAGATCGTCATCCGGCTGATGATCGCCGGCACAGTCCACGGGTTCGTCGGCACCATGATCGGCTCGCCGAACAGCGGCGCCACGACAGCCTCTGTGGTCATGATGTCGATCACCGACGGGCTTAGCTCCGTCGGAACGAACTCGTCTCCGAGCCCGGTCCCTGTTGAGTACATGGCCTTGGTGACCGGGTTCTGTCGGAACAGCCGCTCGTAGCGCGAGAATGCCTTCAGTTCCCGCGGCTTCCGGCCGCTGATCTTGGCGAGTATGGCCACATCATCGTACGCGTCTCTGAGCGCCTGGGTCGCGGCATCGACCCTCTGCTCGTTCAGCAGATCCTTGAAGTCCGCGTACATCGCAGCGCGGTTACTGCCGAGCTGCTTGATGTTGACCGCCGGCTCCTCGTCGATGTTCAGCGCATCGAGGGCCTCGATCCGCCTCTGCTCGGGCACGCCCTTCAGGTACTCGTCCAGGCGCTTCAGCGGCCCGCCGAACTCGGCCAGCATGTCCTTGCTCTGCCTCTCGGCCTCGGTCATGTTCTGGCCCTTGGCCTCGTCGAGGCCCTTCTGCGCCTCGTCGTAGCGCTTGCGGAACGCCACAAGCCCTGCGAGGAACGTGTTTTGATCCGCATCATGCGGGACCCCGATGGCATCCAGGATCTCCACGGGGGCGACTGGTGCAGCCATGGTCATACACTCCCTTCGACTCGTGCGGCCTCAACGAACCGGGCCGCGTTCTGTAGGTGCTGCACCGAGTCGAAGCCAACTGACCGGAGTAGAGCCTCCGTGTCCAGGCTCTGGCCCTTACGCCCGAGTAGGTCCTCGAGCGTCGCCAAAGCTCGCCGCGCCACGTCCTCACTGCCGGCTAGTGGGTCCCAGCCTGAGCGACGGCGCGATGCTGCGAACTGCCTGGCCTCGGTAATGGTGCCGTGCAGCCGATGGATGGTGCTGGCGAAGTCGGCCTGCTCAAACGCCTTCTGCTCATCGTGGTGGAACCAGCCCCACGAGAAGCTCTCGCCAGCCTGGTGGAACTCGGGGGGCGTAAGCCCCGCCTTCTGGTAGTAGGCCGCTAGGTGGTCATAGGCGCCCTTGCGGTCCTCGTCCGGGATCTGCGCTCCGCCGCGCGCGCCCAGCAGCGACGCCATCGCGGCCTTCACGCCACGAACAGAGGCATGCAGCTCGCCGTCAATGAGGGTGCCGAACGGCAGCCGGTACCCGCTCTTGGCCTGGCGCTGCGCCGGGTCGGCCCAGGCGTGCGCCTTGGCGTAGCGCTCCCAGCGGTCCTCGCCGAGGATCTCGTTCGCGGCCGCCGGGTGCCAGATCCACGGATCCTCGCCATCGTGGATCGGCAGGTCGGCGAAGGGCGCCGCGCGCTTGGCCTGCGGCTCCCCTGCCAGCGCAGCACCTCGGTCCCCGAACATGCTCTTGAACATGGCCGTGGCCTGCGGGTTCGCTGGCACCGTGACCGGACCCCACTCCAAGAATTCGGCCCTCGATATGTCGCGGCCGTCGTAGCCGTAGGGGTCCTTCGTTGGGTTGGCCGACGTCCACTCGATGGGCCGAAACGAGTGCGAGAGCCCGCGCACGAGCCCCTCGCTCATGTAGTCGCGGACGGTGTCGACGACCTTGCTCTTGCCGCGGGGCCGGAGTTCGCCGACGGCGAACACGCCGTGCTCGTCCTCGCGGATCTCGGTCGTCTTCCCGATGGGCTCGTCCCAGTAGTGCTGCCAGAACAACGGCCCGCCCGTCTTCATGTAGGCGGGGAAGCTCTCGGCGTAGGCGCCCTGAACGAGGCGGTCGCCTTCGCGGTCGCGATCCCACGTGACCGGGTAGCCGGTGATGATCCCCTGCTCCGAGTCAACGGACTTGACCTCGAAGGCCATCTTCAGCCTGCGGTTCTCCATCCCCATCCCCACCTCTACGCCGCCGCGCCGAACAGGATCGCGTAGTTCACGGCCGTCGCGCCCGCGTTCGTCAGGTAGAAGCCCGTGATCGCCGTGGCCAGGCACAGCACAGTCGGCTGGTTGGCCTTGATCGTGCCCTTGACCGTCTCACTCGAGGTCGCGTTCCGGTAGCTCAGGTCGCCATCCGCGAGAATGACAACCCAGTCCGCGTCGGCCAAACCCGTGGGGTAGACGCTCTGGTCCGTGGTCGTTGCCGCGATCGAGTCATGGGCGTAGCAGGGGCCCTCGCCGCAGGAGGCCGAGAGCTGCTTCGTGATCTGCGCCAGCGTCACGCCGCCCTCTTCGTAGCCGACCGTGATGTTGCCGACCATCGTCACGGCCATGGATCAGGCCCCCTCAATCCACCAGCTCGGTGTGCATGTAGCACACGCAGTGCACCACGTTGCTCGCGCTGCCGGCCGGGTCGCCAGGATGGTCGAGACTCTCGCCGCCGATCGTGAACGGCTCGTCGACGTCCCGCTCCTGACCATCCGCGCTCATGTGGCTCTCCCGAGACTCCGGCAGGAACGAACACTGCCAGCTCTTGGCCTTGGCGATGCCCTCATCGCGCGCCAGCCGGATCGCGGTGAATTCGCCTGCTTGCAAAGCCCCGTGCATCTCGGTCCGCGCCACCCGCTTAGCACGCCAGCCCTCGCGCTCCATACTGCCCAGGATGGCCTCTTCGAGCCGCCTCGCCAACTGCTCCGCGTTCTCTGCCTCCGCGTGCCCCAGCGCTAACTCGCGCCGCACCACGTCGAAGAGGTCGTCCGGGACACTAGCTAACTGCTGCGACAGCTTGAGCATGTTCGGTCGGGCTGCAATATCGAGGGCCGTGGCCGGGTCCGGCGTGCCCACCAGCGGCTCGCCTATCTCCACCACGCCCACGGGAGAGGCGACTGGCTGCAAGTCCGGCTTCAGCCACTCGGGCCACGCCTCGGGCGGCGCCGGCGACGGCGCTTTGTGGTGGCCGTTCCCTCCCCGTTCACGGGGAGGGCTAGGGAGGGGGCGCCACGCGAGCGCCTTGCCCGGCTCCCCATGCAGCACGCTGCTGTAGTACGCCAGCGCCGCCGCATTCATCGCCTCGCCCAGCGGGGGCATGAGCGCGCCATCCTGCGCCGAAAAGCGCCGTGCCCACTTGTCGTGGTCGAACGGGTCGCCGGCCGTGTAGTAGTCCACATCATCGAGCAGCGCCCTCAGCTCGCCCTGCACGATCGGCCAGTAGGTGGCAACCCACGCCGCCTCCGCCTTCACGGCCTGCCGGCGAAACGCCAGCGCGCTCTTCCGCTGGAGGCCCCGCCAGTCCGTGGTGTGGAGAGCCTTGGTGTAGCCCTTGCCTGGCGGCAGGGCCGCAGAAGCGCCGACCTCGGTGATCGGCACCATGTTGGCTGGCAGGCAGTAGATGTCCCCGCCCGCGATCGGCGGACCCACATGCAGCGCCTCGCGGTACTCGTTCAGGCTCCGGACTCCTGCGGCCACCTCGGCCAGCATGCGCTTCGAGAGCCCCTGCTCGTTCTCGCGCAGGACCGCGATGCTATCCGTCACCCTGCGGATCCGCACCGACGCCTTGTCGAGCCCCAGCTCGGGCGCCAGCCGCTCCACGAGCAGCGCGTCGATCAGCCCCAGCTCAGGCAGCAGCTTGTTCTCATACCAGTCCCGTCGCTGCTCGCGGACGTTCGCCAGCGTGGCGTTCTCAAGCCATCCGACGATGATCGGGTTCAGCCCGAACCCGGCCAGGATCTCCTGCAGCGACCACTGCGCGATGTCGCCAATCCCGGCCAGCGGCGGCGGGATGGTCAGCGCCTTCCACTCCACGCCCCGCGGCATGATGACCGTCCGGTGCGCGTTGTCGATCCCCTTGACCTGGTCCTCCCACATCCGCTTCAGCTTGCGCAGCTCGGCCTGGGGGAGATCGTCATCCTGGGTCGACAGCACGCCCTCGGGCACGGCTGAGTTCTGGAAGAACTTCTTCGTGAACGCCCGGGCGTACAGGTTCACGGTGATGCTCTCGGCCAGCGGAGTGATCGGCGACGTCCCGAAGAACGCGCTCACCGGATCCCAGTAGCGCAGGTGCAGGACGTCCTCAGCGGGGAACGTGGTCGCGCTGCCCTCGGGGCCGTACTCGTAGGACCCGATCATCCTGTCAGTGCCAGGCTTGGCCTTCACCATGTCCGGCCGCATAGGCCAGAGCTCGGCCGGCCGCCCGCCTCGGTCCCGGATCATGTACCAGAACGCGTTCCCGAACGCCTTCAGATACCCCATCGTGGCTTCCTGGAACCCGAAGCTCGTCATCTCGGGGTTCACGTCGTCGAGGATCCGCTGCAGAGGGCTGTTCGGGTCATCCTCCCAGGCGTCTTTGCGCTTGGTCTGAACCATGATCGGGATGGTCGCCGTCGCCATGGTCAGTGTGCGGATGCAGACGTACGTCCACACGTGCACTCTGAATAGCCGGCCGTAATCGCTGTAGGGGTCCGCCGGGATCTGCAGCCCACCCCATGAGCAGGTGCCGGCGGAGGTCTCATACTCCACGAACCGCCCGGGCAGCGACTTCTGCCCGGCGATCCACCTGCCCACCCGCTCCCTCAACCCCGCCATCCGCCCACCACGCCTCATCCCGAAGCGATCTCGAAGTGCGTCACCGCGCTCCGCCGTGCCGCCAGCCGGAGGTAGCTCGCCGCGTGGGCGTAGTGGTCCGGCTGACTGTCGGCGTGGTCATAGGTCCGCCTCGGCTCTTTGTTCCGGCCGTACTCCTGCTGGATGATGTGAAGCGCGTCGAAGTGCTCCGCGGCCTCGCGCACGGTGGGCTCGCCGGCTGACGGCAGACGCCAGAGCCCGGCGAGCATCTCGTCGCGAAGCGCGTCGAAGGCTGACGTGCGGTCGACATGGACCTCCCGGTCCTTCCGCACCCACCTGGGCCGTTCGGTCCCGCCGTAGAAGGCGCAGTAGACCCGGCCCGGGTAGCGCTTGGCGAAGTCCTTGGCCGCGTTACGCTCCGGCATCGCGTCCATGACCACCAGCCGTATGTCATACAGCCGCATCAGGTCGCCGAGTTCTGTCCAGCTCTCGGCTGTTCCGATCCAGAGCACCCGCACCGGCGCCAGGGCATCCTCGGGCGCATCGTCCGGCATGGCCTCCAGTTCGCCGATCCACGCGTGCCAGACGGCTCCCACATCCACGCCGGCGACCGTCTGATTCCCGGTCAGTGGCATCGGCCGGTCCTGGCACTGGCTGAGGATCAGCTCCGCGGGGAACGGCTTGGCGCTGCCAGAGAACGGCAGGCCGAGCACGTGGTTCGTGAACTTCTGCTTGTCACCCGGCTTGGCCCAGTCGCGCATCATCTCGGCGCGGTCGTGGAACTCGCTGTAGAGCTGGCACAGATGCCACCCGCCTGCCCTGGCGTCGAAGGGCCCGTGAGGCACCCAGTGCCCAGCCTGTGTGTCTAGTGGCCACCCGCACTCAGGGCAGGCAAGCGCCAGCTCATCGGTCACGCACCGCGGGAACGTCTCCTCGAGGCAGCAGCCCTCGGCGCAGCCGCAGTCCAGATGCCAGTAGCGTTGGTCGCTCTCCCGCCACGGGATGTCGATGCCCGTCCGAGGGAAGATCGGCCGGCTGAGCTCGACCACCCACTTGAGCTCTGAGTGCCCGAGCCGCTTGATGGCCTCCTCGACCTCGTCACGCGGCGCGTAGCTGGACTCGTCGAAGATCACCATGTCGGCGTCGACAGTCTGGGTCGAGGTCGCGCCCTCGCCCTCGGTCTGGCCCGAGCGGATCATGCCGCGGAAGTAGAGCATGTTGCCACGCACCGCGCGCAGGTGCTTCGACGCCGGGAGTCGGCCGCCGTCATCCTCGGCCCGCTCGGTGACGATGCTCCGGAGGTAGGGTGACTGCCTGACAGCCTTGCCCATGCGGTCGTCGCTGAAGTCGAGGGCATCGCTTCGCGTCGGGAAGTAGTAGATGCACGTCCGGTCCAAGCCGGCCTGCGCCTGGCTGTCGAGCATCCACAGTGCCAGCGAGAGCGCCCACTCGGTGGCGCCCATCTGCGTGCTCTTCATCAGCACGACACGCCGCCTGGTCCGTAGCACGTCAGGCGTCTCGGCGTAGAGCGCCCGGAGGTACTCGTGCCGGTCGAGGCTGAAGCGACGGCGACCGATGTAGCGGTACCCGAGCGACCAAGCCAGCAGCGACTCCCGGGCACGGCGCCGAGCCAGTTCCTCCAGCGCGCCACGCTGCGGGGCTGTCAACATGCGCTGATGAACACATGGGGCGAGGGTGGCGCCACGGGTGGCGCTGCCGCCTTGACGGTGGCACACGGACTCGGCCAGATAGGGCGCTGTTCCGGGTCCATCAGGCGGGCCAGGGTGCGCATGTTGTCGTCCTGCCAGTCCTCGCACTCGCCAGCGCTGTTGCGCGTAGAGCAGTAGTCATACAGGGGCTTCACCGTTCGGCTCCCCGTCAGCGGGTCATGGTCAGCCGGCGCCAGGTTGACGTATGTGCACCGCCACTTCGCCGGCTTGGCGGGCCGGCCGAGGAGCCAACTGAGTCGCTGGTCACAGAACCTGCAGTTCGCGCAGGACGCACGGCCCTTCGTGTCGGCTACTCTCACGTGCTGCCCTCCAGCCTGAGCTGCTCCGTCGCCCGCGCCACGCGCTTGCGGGCGATCTCCACGTACTCGGCCTCGCGTTCAATCCCGATGCCGTTCAGCCCGAGCTTCGCAGCGGCCACGAGCGTTGTGCCCGAGCCGAGGAACGGGTCGAGGACGG